CAAAGCTTACACGCAATGCTGCCCCTTGGTTATACAACGGTGTAACCAAAGGGAAGTGGATGTACCCTGGGGTGAATTACATTGGACCTGGAAATAGGTTAAATGAAGGAAAACCGGTTTCTTATCATGATAGGCTGGCATACGTTCATGATCATCAGTATGACTACTTGCAGAGAAAGGGTGTTAACCCTTACTTTACTTTCAATGAAGCCGATCGGGAAATGATAAGGAATGTGGATACCACAAATGATGAAGGCATGGCGGAGTGGCTAGGCATGAATGCCAAGCGTGTGTTTAAGTCTAATCGTGTACCTGTTCCCCGCGTGGATCCTTGGGAGACGAAGTACGGGTCTAATGGCACCTATCGTAAGTCATTTCGTTGAAAATAAATTGTACCTTTTTTGGTTCTGTTTTGTTTTTCCTTTGGCCATGCCGTACAAGTCTGGGAAATATGGGAAGAGTGGGAAAAAGCGTAAGTTCTCCAAGAAGAGGCAGTCCTATCCGACAATGGCCATGGATCCTATGTCGGCAATAGCTTTGGCCAATTTGCGTTCTACTGGCAACAACATGAGATTCAATCATCCTGCGAATGTTGAAGCGAAGCAACTTGATGTTCAAGTTTATCGGGGCCTTTCTGACCTTGCAGGGAATGCAAGTACTGCGAACACTATTAGTGTTCTAGCCGATAACATATCGGAAGCGTCCAGGATTTTTGTAGGTCCCGGTATTACTGCGGGGACTGGCGCGACTGAGCGTATTGGTCGTCAGATCTATGTGAAACATGTTCAGTATCGTCTTCAAGTATATTCTTCCATTTCTTTCGAGGATACCTTGTTTCGTCTTGTCATGGTCCTCGACCGGCAGAACAATCGTGATGCCAATAATTGGCTCAATGGTACAGGCGTTAACATGGTCAGTGGTACTGGTATGACCGCAATTGATCGTTTTCGAGATATATTCGATGATCACCAGTTTACTGCTGGGTACGCGAGGACCCTTTCTTCTTTCAGGAAGTTGTCGAATTCCAGCCGTTACAAAGTCCTGTTGGACAAGTTTATTAATTTGAAAGGTGATTCTGTTGCTGCTGGTGATACCTTTTCAAAGTGCATGCTCGTGCAAGGGATTGTTCCTGTTCGTGAAAAATTTGAGTATCACTTGAATACGAACGCAATTACTGAGTTGACGTCCAATTGTCTTCATTTCTACCTTATACCTTGGACTGGTCAAACTCATGCTGGACGCGTGAGTGTATTTGGCGTCATTCGTCTTCGTTATTTGGACGCGTAATTCTGTGAATAAAAGAATTTTGTTTAATCTGGTATTTTATGTCTTCTACTGCTGATTTGCCGTTGCGTTCTGCTCCTAACGTAGAGGGACAGGAAAATATTTGGGAGTCCTATGACCAGCTGACGCTTGGTCGGAGGGTATACCGTGTTAGTGGTATTTACAATGGTGTTTCATTGTTTCGTAACTGTTTGGAGTGTTTAAGAATCAATAGGCAGGTTCCGAACAGTCTTACGAGGAGAAATACCAGGCAGGATAGAGTTATCTTCCTGCGGTGGCTTTGTTTTTCCCATACTACTCGTGTTGATAGTGACGTTGAGTGTACTCCTTACCTACGAGTTATGTTATTTCGTGATAATGTCGGTGGTGGTACAGCGCGAACTATTTTTGCGGATGCAACTACAATGAATGTTCCTTCATACCCCATATTGGGGAATGCTCGCATTGGTACTAGTTATGCGATGCTTACGGATTTTGTGAGTGATGAGCTCTTCCCTCGTTTCACGGTGATTGCAGACCGTGTTGTTCAGGGTCCGAAGGGTGTTAGAGGCCATTTTCATGATTCTTTTCGTATACCTTTGGGTTTTCCGGTGTCTTTTACGGATGATGGTCCCATTAGTTCTACTCAGATGGGTCCTGGAAATATTATTATGGTTTTGTATGGTTGGGCTCAAGATGAGTCTGATTACCTTGTTTGTGAGTATGACTTGAAAATATATTTTGATGATTTCACATTTGCTGGGGGCCCTGGAATACAAGAAGGTCACTATTTTGATAGAACTGTTTTACCAGGCAGCGAAGCTGCTAGAGGGACAAAGAAAAGATTTATTCAATAAAAGTGTTTCCCCACAAACATTTAGGGTTTAGGTCCACTTCCCCTCTGACATTTAGGGTGCACTACGGTTCTTCGATATGCATGGATGACTGTTCTCCGTTGTCGTCCTCGGGAGCTGAAGCGGTGATGAAATCAACGTCTAACTTATGCTCTGCATCTAATTCAATTGACTCCAATCGGATTTGGAGAGGAAGAAGGGCTTCTGCACTGCTGTTGTGATATGCTTGGGCTACTGAAAAGTTAGAACAAATGATCATTGGGATGTTCTGTTTCTTTTGGATTCCAACGGAGTACAGAGCTGCCAGCTTCATGGTTTGTCCGTCAAGGAACTTGTTCAGGAATGTAATCGGCAGCTGTCCTTTGAACTCGTCCATGACAGCAATGTCGTATGCTCCATCTTCCCAGTCGTTGAACCGCTTGTCGTCGGATGGCATCTCGAAAACTCGGTAGTGCATACGGAGCTTCTCCAGAAGTGTAGTTTTTCCGGTGTCAGGAGGCCCATACAGATAGAGTTGTTTCTGCTTGAACCTTCTTGGTTGGTTAAGGTTTTTTTCTAGCCATTCCACAACCGATTGGCAGGGGGATCTTATACACGTGGTGTGGAAAGTCACTGCCTCTCCAGGTCCTTTGAGTTTGGCAGCCATCACTTGCTGCCAAGACTGGTAGTCTCGGAGCTTGGCCAGATTGGTCATCAAGAATGGTCCAAGGTCCTCCTCTTTGTCAATGTCCTGGAGCGTCTTCCCTGATTTGAAATACTGATGAATTGTGTGTGTAATCTTTGGCTTACGAGGCTTCCCCTCAGAAGACGATGCTTCAGAACGGCTAGACGGTCTTGACCGGCTCCTTTTAGGTACATCGCCGTAGGTCACTGGGTCAGGATCGGATTTCTGGAGATATTCCACCGTTCCGCACGGTGACCGGAATACCTCGATGTTGCAATGGTTTGCCCCTGTTCCGAACCCATTTTCAGATAAGAAGTCGAAGAAGTTGTGCTGCCGGACGTCCACGCGTTGCTTGAAACAAATGGCCACATGTAGATGAGGGCTTCCGTCTTGGTGGGCTTCTCTCGCGATAAGGTACCAATTCAGCTTATCGCCGTAAGCGTGGATGAGACGGTCCGCCACCGTTTGTTTACTGGTGTCATTTCTTGGGAATGTGAGAAGGAAGTTCTTCGCATTCCATCGTACTGCTTTCTTGGAGCTCCGTATCATGTCTGGGTTCACCCGGATGGGTGGGGTACTCGGACTGTTCACGTGAGCGATTCTGTATTCCAGTTCTGGTGTCCCCAAGTGTTTCCAATTTTCGTCGTTTAGGCAGTACTCCTCCAGGTTCTGTATTGTCTGGCTCGGTGTCATAGTCCCAGTGCATTCCATTGTCCTTTGATCCGGAGGCATTTCGTACGTTCCCTTCCTCAGAACTTTCATGAGATTCCTCCTCAGAGTAATTTCCCTCTCCTTCCGCGCAGATGATGCAGAAGGCACATCTGATGTGGTTTTCTCGACAATTTGCACATCGACCTCGGCAGAGGTAGACTGGGCGCCTTGATTGCGGTAAGGAGGATCCTCCTGGTCTGCAGTCTCGACCGAGCTGCTGTAGATAACTTGGTCTTCTTCCTCGCTGAAATCCTCCCCATTTAGAACCAGAGGGTCTGGGTAATTCGTCGTCCTCTTCATCGCTTTCCTCTGAATCTGACTCAGAGGAGTCGAAGTCCGATAGAACTGTGGCATTTCCAAAACACTCGATGGACGGCGATCCTGGAGTACTGCTCTCATCGCTGGAGGTGTTATCATTCTCCGAATCGCTTTCGGAGCATCCGGAGGATTCAGAGCAGTCCTCTTCTTTCTCAAGTCTATTCCTTGAGGGCTTGGTGGACTCATACACCGCTTCATTGGACTTCCAATAATTGGAGAGAGGTCCAGGTCGTCCAAGTCGGTTGGTGGTGATTGGGGTGGCGCCAGGCCAAGGGCTGACATAGACTGAGGACTGAGCTGCCCCAGAGGAGGAGTGTTCATACCTTGCTGGGACAATCCTTGCTCCTCTTCCTCCTCGTCCTCGGGAGAAGACAGCTGGTGCTGTTGAGTGAATGGCGGCCCCTCGCATGTAGGCGGGCAAGGATGTACTCTCAGTGCTGGTGACAGACTGAGACGCTGTCGACTTAGCACTCGTGCTGCTCTTGAGAAGTTGTTGCTCATTTTGAGAAGTTGAAGACATAAACCACAGCGAAGTGAAGAAAGTGAAAAAGAAACCCTAACCCTAATATCGGTGAAGGGTAGTCACGTGATGTGACTACTTAACTGCGTGCTATGTGGTGAATTTGAAGTATAGTGTTTAGGGTCAGCAGGCTAGCTTAATGGTCTAATGATGGGGACAGCATAGGGTGTCTGGCCAACATCCTTCCAGCTGAACTTATCAGAATCCTATAACCTCATGCCGTCGCGCCCTTCCTCATGTTCGATTCCCGGCGTATGAATATTTAATGTCTCCATACCTCGGGAATCATTGATATTTGTTGTTGTGCAGATTTGTATAGGCTTGACAACAATTATTTTTTATTATTTTTTTAATATCAACTTCCGTCGGAACTTCCGATAGGGGTAGTCGTTTAGATATAACAAAAAATTAGGAACTTATTTTTTACCACCCTAACCCGGAGACAACGGTTGCTAGAGTACTAACCGTTAGGGTTTAGGCCGAGAATCGGATAATGCGACTTAATGGAATCCTTATCTAGACTACACGTTAATAAGTAAGACAACTACACGGAATCCGTGAAGCAAAAGCCTTGCCGTATTCCTGCTAGCGCCTGCTAGGCAGACTTTGATGCTCTGCTCCCCTTTAATTTAGGGTTTAGGTTGTGGTTGGTGGGGGTCCATTTAATATTACTATGGACCCCCACGGTGGACGGTGGTTGGTGGTAACTGTAGTGGGTGTTTTTGCATTTGCCCATATGTGGCTACGGTTTATTTTGATCTTTTTGATGGCGACCCCTCAGCCTCATAAAAGTTTTCACTGGCACTTTAAGAAGGGCCTGTTAAACCGTCCAGTCTCAGGGCCGTTACTGCCGTACTTTTTGGATTCGAAGAATCCGCATCAACCTCTGAATCTGTTCAGGTCGTTGAGGGAGCAGACTGCCGGTACTCATTGGCAGTCTAGTAATAAGACCGCCCCTCACTATGTGAAGCCCCTCAAGGGATCCGTTCCCTCGTATAATTACGAGTCGGATCCCAAGTTCAAAGCGTTGACAGACGCTGTCCATAAATCTATGTATTACCCTAAGAAGTATGCAGCTGAACTGAAGGCCGCTGCGAAGCCGGCCGTAAGTTCGCTACCCATACCTGGTGTTAATACCCGCTTCTGGGGGCGTTCCAGGTCCAAGATCAGGTTACCTAGATCTTGGGAGAAGAAGTTCAATTCCAGTCGCAGCTTTGTCGGAAAGGTATACCGTTCTCGCAAACAATTAAACGCCTTGAAGACTGTGTATGCAAAGCTTACACGCAATGCTGCCCCTTGGTTATACAACGGTGTAACCAAAGGGAAGTGGATGTACCCTGGGGTGAATTACATTGGACCTGGAAATAGGTTAAATGAAGGAAAACCGGTTTC